AAGGACGCTTCTTCCCCGTCCCTTTTTTTTATTTTAAGTGACATCATAAATTTAAAAGTAATAAATTAAAAATCAGAATCGAAAGATAATGTTTCGTTTAGTTTTGCTTTTTGGTATTCCATCGTTCTTGACTCAAAGAAGTTACCCTTTGTTTCAACCGCGATTTGTTCCATAAACTTAAATGGTTGTTCAACATTAAACTCCTTTTTACAACCAAATTTAACTAATAACCCGTCAGTTACGAATTCAAGATATTGTTTCATTAAGTTTGAATTCATTCCGATAAGTGAAACAGGTAAAGATTCAGTGATGAACTCTTTTTCAATTTCAAGTGCAGATAATAAAATTTCTTTAATTCTTTTTTCAGATGGTTTGTTCTCCAAGTGATTGTTAACTAAGTGAATAGCAAAATCACAGTGTAAATTTTCATCTTTAAAGATTAAAGTATTAGCATTACATAATCCTTGCATAATTCCTCTTGATTTCAACCAAAAGATTGAACAGAATGAACCTGAGAAGAATATTCCTTCAACCGCAGCAAACGCAACTAATCTTTCTTGGAAAGATGCGTTTTCAATCCAATCAAGAGCCCACTTGGCTTTCTTTTGAACTGCAGGTAAGTTATCTAAGGCAGTGAAACATAATTGTTTCTCTTCTTCGTTTGAGACATACGTATCGATTAACAGAGAATACATTAAACTATGAATGTTTTCTGCCATCAATTGAAACCCATAAAAGAATTTTGCCTCAGGATATTGTACTTCCTTTAAAAAATTTTCTGCAAGATTCTCATTCACGATACCGTCCGAAGCAGCGAAAAACGATAAAATGTTCTTAACGAAGTATTGTTCGTTTTCAGTAAGATTATTCCAATCTCTAATGTCATTACTTAAATCAACTTCTTCTGCCGTCCAAAACGCCGCTTGGTGTTGTTTATAATATTCCCAAATGTCATCGTGTTGAATAGGGAAGATAACGAATCTATTAGGATTCTCTACTAAAATTTTTTCCATAATTATTTTTTGTTTTTTTATTAAGATTTTTGTTTTTGTTCTTCTTTTTGTTTTCGTTTCTCCATCAACTCTTTAACCCTGTCTCTCTTTCTCTCCTCTTGTTGTTCTTCGAAACCTAAGAATGTTACTGAACTTTCAGTATCTATTTCAAGTAGTTCGTTGTTAAATTTACAGTTCTCGAAAACTACCCCGTCCTTACCTAAACGCGATTTTGTAATTGCAATAGTCGCGAGGTTCATTTCTTTCTGTTGAAGTGTCTTAGCCACAGAGATGATTACGTGACCAACCTGAGCCTTTTTAATAGAACCACCCATTTGGTCGGTCGTTACAACTTCAGCTGAAATTGAGGACCTGTTACCCTGTGTGGCGGTCCATCCAACTAAGTCTAACTCATGACACATTGCTTCAAACCCTCTCATAACAGAACCTTCTGCCTTCCACTCATCTTTACTTGATGATTCAGGAAGTATACAGTCGATGTAATCTAACATAATTAAATCAATTTTGTTTCCATCGGCAATCATTTTTCTTACCTGATTTTTGATTTGATTCATGGTCATGGTATCTGAAGCTAATTTTTTAAGGACCAACTTGTTTTGCATGGTCTCTTGAATTTCAGTAACCTTAGACATTACTTCGTCTTTGTGTTTCACTAAGTTATCAGGTTCGATACCTGTCCAAAGTGTGAAGTGTTTTCTTTGAATAATCTTGGGGTTGTCCTCAAAAAATATTTGTAAAACATTATACCCTAAATTGAAAGCGGTATTAGCAATTTTAGTTAAGATGGTTGTGTTATGAGTTAAAACATAATCTCTAGTAACATACAATTCATCAGGATTCGAAACTTTAATACATACAGATTCCTCGTCATGAGAATAAGTTATTGACTTAACATATTTCTGTTCAACATATTTCTCCCTCTTATAATATCTATCAACCTTTCTTAACAATCTAAAAGGAACAATATTGTTAGCAAATGACATTGTTATTGTATATGCTAATTGACCGTCTTTTTTTTCACCATTATAAACGTATGTTGGTATTTTACTATTAACTCTAACTGTTCCACCTAAAGACAAAACCAATTCTCTCACATCGTCACACAATTGTTCAGATACTGTTGTAAATTTAACTGTCCCTTTTTTATCAACATAACCATCAGTATCCATTAAACCTTGTAATACCGAAACTCTAATGTCCAACGAGTTGTAAAGATACTCTTTTGGAATGAATTTGTTGTTAGATTTTTTATTAAATAAACCGTAAAATTCGATTCTTTGTTTAATTTGAGACTTAAAGTTGATAGATTTTATGGTTTTAGTTTCATCCCTCACATACTCATTATACGACGAATGTTCTTCAAGATGTTGTATTGTTTCAAATAATTCATCATCTTTAGTTGTTATACGCACCCCACTATCACACATACTACCATCCCCCAATAATAACCCAAGTAGATATGGGTCAATTAATACTTCTTTTCTTTCAAAATCAACTGGACTTACCACAGGTAATCTATAGTTGTAACGACCTCTCTTCTTGATGTCATTTATCATATCTGAAGTCTTAACTACTTTATACCCGTAGTTAGGTCTATAAACACCCTTACCTTGTTTATCTCTTGTCTTAGCCGTTCTCATGTTAAGAGTATTAACACTCCAAAGATGCCCCAACCCACAAGAGGTATTCGTCCCATCACTAAATTCCACTTTATACATTGGTCTAACACCCTGAGGATAAACCCCTAACACATATTGTTCTTTACCATCACTACCAATCACCTTATCCCCGACCTTAATATCACCCATTGTCACCCATCCTTTTGGTGTTAAAAGGGGCTCAGAAATAGGCTGGTCTTTGCCAACACCTGTTGGGGCCAGGATAACACCAATCTCACCTTTAGCCAAACCACCCTTAAGTAGTCTATCAATACCTGCAATTCCCATTGGAATTGGGTGACGATAATCTTCGTCTAATACGGTATCCAAATTAGCAAAAATATCCGTCTGTCCTTTGTCGATTTCACCGACTTGTAACGCGTTTCTCACCAATCCTTCAACCTTATCGTAAGATTCGAAATCACCTTCTGTAATGATTTTTTGAGCTTTGTCCATCGCCTTTTGAAGTTCTTGTTGTTTACAGAACTTTAAAGCTTTCTCTTGAACGAATACTGTGCCTTCAAAAGGTGCGTCTTGCACCTGTTTTAAGGTATCCAAAACAACTTTTGCAACGATTTCCTGTGTAATTTCTGATTTAACAATTTGGTCAAGAGTTTCGAAATTAGGTGTTGATTCATACTTTACATAGTATTCTTTTATCATCTGTAAGATGATTTTGAAGTACTTGTTGTCAAAGTACGACGACTCAATCACGTCCATAATAGAAGATGAAAAGTCTTTGTCAACCACTATTTGATTTAGTAGTTGAAGTTGAAATGTGTTACCTAAATAATCGAAATTTTTATTCATATTTTGTTTTAAAATTGTCCCTTGTATTATTAAATACCTACTTACTTAGGTCGAATTCTAAATATTCGTAAGTTAATTTGTTATTTGAAAAAATGTCAGTTAACTCACGAAGTACCTCTTTTAAAAATGGTCGTACGTCGACTGTATAACGAACTTTTGGTGGATAAAATTTTCCATCAAAAACTCTATGACAAATTGTCGTGTCCCCAACTTTAACATAAATGTTAAAAACTTCAGGACCATCTGTATAAGATGTGTTCATAATTGATGGGTCATGCGCAATTGCGTCTTTGTTATCCATCATGTAAATTACGGTCTTCATTTTCAATGCGTATTGTAATTCATCTTTCAGACTTCGAATGAAGTCGTACAACTCCAATGAGTTTTTTGCCTTTGGGTTAAACCCTCTAACGTTGAAGAATCTTTGAACTACAATGTTGTCATTCAATGTCAAAAGGAATTCCATTTTTGTACTGTCTTGCTCTTTCATGCGATTTAATTTTTGTTTGTGTTTCTTTTTTCTTTTCTTGTTAATTTCATAAATGGTCGAAGGAAGTTTACCCAAGCTTCGTCATTCTTGGGGAGGTACTTAAAGAGACCGTCTTCCATCATAAGCCTCATTAAGTTTTTGTATCCTCTGTCTGTAGGGTCAATTGTATCTGTGTATATTTGTTGGACTAGTTCTTTACCTTCGTCAGTAATAAGTGGGTTCTCAAGGTCTACAATCTTCTTGTTTGTGTTGTAGAACTCTTCACCAAGTATACCATTTTTTGTCTTACCAGTCAAAATATTCTCAAGGGCTTTTGGTTTTTTCTTTTGTTGGTTGTTTCGTGCAATATCAAGTAATTCGTTCATAGTGCATGGTTTTTCCCGCAATTCAGGGAAGAATTTCAATAAAGTTTTTTCTCCCAATCCTTCGATACCATCGATATTGTCGGACTTATCTCCTGTGAAAACTTTGGTAAGTAAAACGTTGTAATGTGGTATATCAACCTTGTTGATTGTTATCATATCCCCATTCTTAAAATACTGTTTTGAGATTGGGGAATATATGGTAACTCTTTCAGATATGAGTTGTGTTAAGTCTTTATCTGCTGAGAAGATTATCACGTCTTCATCTCTTGCAACTTTACAGTAGTGAGCAATTAAGTCATCAGCCTCGTTGTTAATCATCTCAACTTGGCGTACGAATATCTCCTCGAGGTATTGTTTAACTCGAGATTTTTGTTGGAGGTATGACTCGTACTTATACTCGTTCATATCCTGCCTTCTATTCGCCTTATATTGGGGGTATATAGATTTCCTAATTGATGAGTTTGAGTCACCGTCCCAAAAGACCACAACCTTATCCAAGTTGTGCTCTTCCAAGAACTTTCTTAAGATGTTAATGAAGTGGTAGATTCCACCTAAGTGGTCACCACCTTCATACATCTCTCTAACTCCATGAAATCCTATCTTAAACAGATTATCTCCGTCTACTAATAATGTTTTAATCACAATCCGTGATTTAAAATGTGAATACTTTGTTACTTTTTTTAATTTTCTTCAACTTCTTCTTTTAAATCAAAATCACCATCAACACCGATAATATCTTTCCAATAGTCCGCATATTCTTTCTTATATTTTTCAATATTAGATTTTTCTTCGGTAGAATCTTTACCTGCCAAGAATCCATGTGGAGTTACTATTATTTTACCATCATCGTAGCCGAGACCGTTGATATGGTTTTTCAATACCGATACTTTACTTCTTATCGCAAATTTTATTGAGCGTTTATCTTTTGTTGCGGTAATTTTATTTGTCCCTGCACCTTTTTGGTTACCGAATAAAAACACCAAAGATGAATTTAACCAAATGGCCTCACCACCTTTTGCCTTGATTTTGGGTTGTCCAAATGGATTGTCAGGTAATTCTACCCATGGCTGGTTAACAATTACCAAAGTGTTTTCATATTTCGAATCCGCTTTACGTGAACCTGAAATACGTTGGTTGATACCCATCCCAATTTTGTCGGCCAGTGTTGAAGCGTTGTGTTGTCGTCCACCTTTACCCTCATAAGTCATCTTACAAGGAACTGAACCAACAGAATCCCATAAGAACAATATACTATAATCTAACTCACCTTTTTCTTGAGCATCTAACAAACTATTAATGTAATCTGTAATTTGTTCAATATATTCAAAGTCATTGTTAAAGATGTAGAATCCATCCCAATCAACTTCACCTGTTGTTTCATCAACAACTTCCTCACA